GCTATCCCGACCGTTCCAGAGAAAAAGGTCGAAATCAAACCTGCTGGCACGATTGGCGAACGTGTCCAGAACATCTTCAGTCTGGACAGATTGAAGCCGATATACACCAACATCAAGACCACGGCATCCAGCATCATCTCCACCATTGAAAATACCGCTTCTGAATACTTTCAGAAAGTGAAAGGATGGTTCGCATGAGGCAGATTATACCGTTGGCTCAAGTGCCATCACAGAAGATTCTGGTAACGCTGAATGGTCAGAACTGCACACTGATTCTCCGCTCGCTTGATGGCAGGCAGTACCTCAGTCTCTCTGTTGACTCAAATCCCGTGTTTTACAACACGCTGATTGTTGACCGTATCCCGCTCAAGAAGTACGACTATCTGCCATTCATCGGCGATTTGGCTTGCGTGGATACGCAGGGAACAAGCGACCCTGACTATCGGGAATGGAATACCCGTTTTCAACTCGTATACGATTCTGATGGCTTCCGACAATAAATTCGTTTCAAGCTGGAATGAGAACCTGCCAAAGTCTGATTATGAAACCTTCATCTATCAGATACAGCAGGAAATGAAAAAGATGGAGACCTGCCTGCCTGTAAAGGTTCTGGCAGTGTCAGGCGGTGGGCTTGCCCCTGTAGGGTATGTGGATGTCCAGCCGCTCGTTCAACAGCTTACGGTTGCCAATCAGCCAGTCAGTCAAGGAACGATTACAAACCTGCCTTATTTTAGGCTACAAGGCGGCTCTAATGCCGTAATCATTGATCCAGAGGTTGGTGATATCGGGCTGGCATGTTTTGCGTCCAGAGACGTTTCAGGCGTTAAAAACGTCAAAGGCGAAAGTCCACCATCCAGTCGCAGGCAATACAGCCTGAATGATGGCTTTTATATCGGCGGTTTCTTAAACCAGACACCCGTCCAATATATCCAGTTTGGACAGGACGGCATCAAGATTTATTCACCGACAAAGCTGACGTTTGAAGCCCCTCAAATCCTGATTGATTCCCCAATCATCCAAGTTACGGGTAACTTTGCCCAGACGGGTACAAAAGGCCAGCACTCTACATTCAGCGGAAATATCGTTACGACTGGCGGCGACATCAGGGCTGATTCTGTCTCGCTCAAGGAACACATCCACAAAGACACCCAGCCGGGTTCTGGCAATTCTGGAAAACCAGTTCAATAGTTTTGCTCTCCCTGTCACTGAAAACGGTCGTCGCCGCCGGACTAGGTGGCAGGGTAGGGCATCGGAGTTTTCATGGATACACTTTATCTTGACCCTGACACGTGGGATTGCGTGGCTGATTCCTATGGCAACTGGGCAATGGCAAACGCACCCTACGCTACAGCGCAGGATGTCGCTTCTGAATGCCGTCTATGGCTTGGCGAGGCACGCTATGACCAAACAAAAGGAATTCCTTACGAGACAGACATACTCGGTCAGCTTCCACCGCCTGCAAAGCTGATGGCATGGTACAAAGAAGCCGCAGAGGGCGTGCCAAACGTTGCGGAAGCTACGGTTATCTTGCAGTACAACAACAGGACATTAGGCGGTCAAATCCAGTGTGCTTTGGCTGACGGTGAATCATTTACTTTGAATATCTGAAGGATATCTTTAGGATATGGCAAATCTTACTTCAAACGTTCCTGATGTCGAGGTCACCGAACAGGGTATCGACATCCCGGAAGTTCAGGATGTCCTGACGGGTGTCTTGCAGGACTTCAATGAAGCTTTCGGTGGGAATCTCAACATCGAGAACGTGGCAACGCCGCAGGGGCTTCTGGCTTCTGACATCACCTATTACATGGCTTTGAAGAATGCCCAACTGGCATTTCTTTCGGCTATGTTTGACCCGTCCACATCTCAAGGGAGATGGCTTGACGCACTGGCACAGATTTACTTTGTCGAGCGTAAAAAAGCGACTCCTACCGTCGTAACGTGTCTCTGCACAGGTGTTCCCGGGTATACGCTTCCAGCTGGTTCTCTGGCACAGGATGCTCAGAACTATGTCTATGAATCGCTTGGAGATGCCGTATTCCCGTCCAATGGTCAGGTTTCAGTGACTTTCCAATGCCAGACACCCGGGGCGATTGACTGTCCTGCTGGCGCATTGACTAAAATCTATCAGGCGGTCACTGGCTGGGATGCCATCACAAATACTGCGGCAGGTGTCATTGGTTCGGATTTAGAGTCTGACCGGTCTTTTGAGCAAAGGAGATATGATTCGGTTGCCCAGCTTTCAAACGGCTCAATCTACGCCTTGCGTGGTGCTGTGGCTTCTGTGGATGGTGTTTCTGATGTATTCGTTACAGAAAACACCTCAGGCAACACAGTCACGATGGGCGTGACCAATTACAGCCTGTTGCCACATTCGGTCTATGTCGCTGTTGTCGGTGGCTCTGATTCCTCTGTTGCTGATGCAATCTGGAGACGCAAGAATGCTGGCTCAAACATGAACGGCAATACGACTGTACAGGTTGCCGATACGGATTCCTATTCCACGCCATATCCGGTCTACAACATTACTTTCATGCGCCCGACTTCGACACCCGTTTATGTCGAAGTCAACATTGACAACAACAGCAACCTTCCTGCTGATGTCACACAGCTTATCCAAGAAGCGATTATCGACATCTTTACAGGCGAGGCAGGGAACGGCCGAGGCAGGATAGGTGGCTCGGTCTATGCCGCCGCTTACTACACGGCAATTTCGGACATAAGCGATGCTATCAATGTGGTTTCGATTTACATCGGGAAATCATCCTCTCCAAATACAACGATGGTTGAATTTGGCATTGATGAAGCTCCCGTCCTTTCAGCATCTCAGATTACGGTGAACGTGATATGAAGCAATACGCAGGCCCCGTAATCAACCAGATTCGGGAAAACATCCAAGCATATTTTTCAACAAAGGCGTTTCAGGACGCCTTTTTTAATGGGGTTTTCAATCTCGAAACGGCTAAAGGTTTCGGTCTTGATGTCTGGGGAAGAATCCTTGCCAAGGATAGATATCTCAAACTGGATGAAGCGGAACATCTTGGTTTCGATGAAGGCGACCAGGCAGGCGATTGGTATCCATTTGACGATGGTACATGGTTTGACGGTGAGTCTGTCAATTCAAACTACCGTCTTGGCGATGATGCCTATCGGCTCATCCTGCTGATGAAAGCATTTGCCAACATCTCCCAGACAACCATCCCAAACCTGAATCGGATACTGATGACGATTTTTGGTGACCGGGGACATGTGTATGTCGTCGATATGGGCAACATGGCAATCAAGGTTGTTTTCAATTTTCCACTCACATCTTACGAAAAGTCGGTCATCGAATCAGGCGTTTTTCCGCATCCCGGTGGTGTGGAGATAACGATGCAGTACATCAACAAGCAGTATTTCGGATTTGAAGGCTCAGGTCTCCAGCCATTCAATCAAGCTCCTTTCTACGGGTAAAAAATGAGTCTAACAGCACCTTCCAAAATTGCCGTTCCTTTCGCAGAGAACGGAATCAAGAACGTCATCGGTCAAGACCCGGTTATCGGGCAGGCGGGAAACAAGGCGACTTATTCGGTCGGTTTCCCGCAGATAACCATGACCCCGAAATCAGCGGGCGGTCTCCCGCCATTCGGTCGGGATATGAACGGAATCCTGTACGATACGACAACCATCTTGCAGTACAACCAAGCAGGCGGTCGTTATCCGTTCGATTCTGCTTTTTCGACCGCAATTGGCGGATATGCTAAGGGTGCTGTTGTCCAGCGTGCGGATTTGCTCGGCTCGTGGGTTTCTCAGGCAAACAACAATACAACCAGTCCAGAAGGTGCTTCCACGCTCTGGCAGCCGGAAGGTGCTTCCAGTTATTCTTTTACCGTATCGAATGCTGACGTAACACTGACCAATGCACAAGCGGCTCATCCTGTCCTGATTGTTTCAGGAACATTGACCGCCAATGTCGCCGTCATTCTCCCTGCATTCCTGAAAACATGGGCTGTTGTTGATATGTCCAGTCATGGGCAGTACAGCCTCTCTTTTAAAACCGCAAATGGTACAGGTGTTTCCCTTTCAGTTGCAACGGAACAGCTTGTATGCGATGGAACTAACATCTTGCGAGTCGGTCCAGACCCTTCCCAGCTCATTCCTACAGGCATGGTCGTTCCATTCTTTGGTACCACGATTCCGGCTGGCTATCTGATTGCCAATGGCTCCGCTGTTTCACGCACTCTGTATGCGAACCTGTTTGCTGTAATTGGCACGAAATACGGTACAGGCAATGGTTCTACGACATTCAATCTGCCAAACCTGCTGGATAGGTTTGTCCGCTATGGCACGGTTTCTCAGGTTGGTACGATTGTTTCTGATTCTCTCCGCTCCCACGCTCACGGCATCACACAGACAGCACATACACATGGATTTAGTGACCCGGGGCATGTCCATACCGCCTCCACCGCCTCTACTGGTTCTCATACCCATGGCAGGGGAACGATGGAAATTACAGGCACGATCCAGACGCCTGATGACATTACACCTGACGGAGCATTCTACAGGATTGGCTATGAGGGCAATGAGACTGGCGGCAAGGGCAGTCAACAGAAGGTGGGGTTCCAGGCGTCAAGGTCTTGGACAGGCAGGACATCTTCTGACGGAAGCCATACGCATTCAGTGACTGTCAATTCAGCCAAAACTGGCATCTCATGCAACGGAGCAACAGCGAACATCACCGTCAACAGCACAGGCGGTTCTGAAACCGCTCCTATGCATATCTACGCAATTCCACTCATCAAGGTCTAAGAGGTAAAGCATGTCACTTGCAAAACCCAGTCAGATTACTGTCCCTTTTTCTTCCAACGGCGTAAAAAACACCATTCCTGAAACTGCCACAGGCTCAAACCTCGCATCAATGCAGGAAGGTTTCCCGGTCATCACCATGACTGATGTTGACCAAGGCGGTATGCCGCCTCAAGGTCAGGATATGAACGGCATCCTGTTTGATGTTACGAAAGCAATCCAGTATCAGCAGGCAGGCGGTCTCTTTCCTTATGATGCAACCTTCGCACAGGCGATTGATGGCTATCCTTTGGGGGCATTGCTGACTTCTGCTGACGGCTCATGTCTTTATCAGAACACTGTCTCAGGCAATGTTTCTGACCCTGACAACGGGGGGCATGGATGGTCTCAGATTCTTTCCTCTGCTTCCATTGCAGGAAAGCAGGACAAACTGACGCCCGTACAGATGGACGCTGTCAATTCTGGCATTACGTCTGCCCGTGTTGCAATTTATGACTCTTATGCGGCAGGGAAGCAGGATACGCTGACATTCGACAATACACCTACCAATGGCTCCAGCAATCCTGTAACATCTGATGGTATTTATGCGGCTTTAGGAACAAAGCAGGACACCATAACTGTTGATGCAGTACCAACTTCTGGTTCCGCAAATCCCGTCCAGTCCGGCGGTGTCTATGATGCGCTGGCTGAAAAGGTCAATATCGATAATGCGGACAATGCAGAAGTCGTCGCAACCGGAAGCACTGAATCAAGGACGTTGGCTGACTGGATGAAAGATGTCGTTGGAAAGGTTGACAGGAATGCTTATCTTAAAAAGATTGTTGTAAACCTGCCTCTGAAATTTCCTGATTACGATACTGTCAAAACAGCTTTATCTGCAACGACTTTATATCCTCAGGGTTTTGATATCGACGATTCCGGTAACCTTTATATTTCGTATGAACCGAGCTCAAACTCATCTCGGAAAAGCTGTATTGTCAAATTCAGCAGTGGTTACGGTTATGTTGGTTACGCTTATGTTGCGTACGGTGTCGAGAGTGTTGTTGTAAAGCGGGAAGGTTCTGAACTCGCTTTGTATCATCGCAACTCATTCGATGTGGGACTGTACCGCTATGACATTACAAGTGCCTCATTCAACGGGGAGACCCTGACAGGAACAAAGGTTCTGCCAAGAATCGGTCAGAACTTTTCATACGCAGATGGCAAGTGGTACATCATTTGTACAGACGCTGAAATCGGAGGTACACAGTCACGGACATTTGGAAACATTTATGACGATTCATTCAACCTGACTGGTTCGTTCTGTCTGCCGAAATCCGTTGTGGGATTTGCTTCAAACGCCAGCACATACTACGACTACATTCCTAAGATGCAGGGATTCTGCGTCTCAGGGGACAACATCATTGTTTCAAACGGTGCATGGTACAGTCCGTCAAACGAAACGAATCTTGGCAGGGGTGACATTGGCGTAGCTGTTCTGACAAAAGAAGGTACTGTTCTCCGGAACAATCTGCTGGATGCTGATGGCTTCATCTCTGCTTTATCGGCTTCTGGTGTTAACGTTAATCACGTTGAGGCAGAGGGATGTGTTGTCAAAAACGGTAAGATTCTGAGCATGTATGTTGTCGGACCGCAGACTGACACTGACGGTGGCGTTTTGCTGGTTGAAGAATTTGCTGACAACGGCACGGATTATTCCAAAATAGCAAGTTCTTATTCTCCATTCAATCCACAGCGTTACATCGATGGGACGTTCCCGTCCTTCTATACAGCATCAACGTCACAAGGGGGAAGACGCATTGCAGTCAACCCGGTTACTGGTGCAGAAATTTCCACGCTGACAGGTTTGATGGATTTTATGATTGAATTCCAGATTCCAAGGACAAGTTTCTGGACGTCTTTTATTTCATTCACGCCGCCGACAGGTGTAACGTTCCCGTCAAGTTGTCTGGTAGAGATTTTGAACGGTTCTAACGCCACATTCTTTGTTTCTGTAAAACACGCTGGAACAGGTGACTACAAAGAATATTCAGCTTTCAAAAACTCAAGCAATGTCTGGTCAATGACTGACAGGACAGGAGATCTTGAAGTGAAAGCGACAGGCACATCAACAACTAAGACGCTTGCTGATTGGATGGCATATTTTGAATCCCGACTGACTGCTGGAGGTCTGTGATGGAAGTTGTAGAAAGAGTTGTTGCTGTTGAAACCCGTCTGGACATCCATGACAAACGTCTTGAAGCGCATGGAGAAAGGCTAGGTGAATGATGCAGGAACTTGGCGAGCGAATTGCAAAAGCGGAAACACGGCTGGACATTGCTGATGTACGTCTCAAAACGCATGGCGAGCAGATTGACGAGCTGATGAAGCAGAACGTCAAGCAGGACGATAAGCTGAACCAGATATGTCGCGAGACGAAGGACAACACGGAATTGAGCCGTTCAATCAAGGGCGGCATCAAGACCATCCAGTACATGTTCTATGGGGCAACAGCGGTACTTGGTCTGTACCTGACACTGAAACAGTTGGGGTGGATGTGATGGATTGGCGGAAACCGACAGCAGCAATCATATCGGCAGGTGCTGTGCTGTTGGCTTGCCTGACGACTCTTGAGGGCGATGAACTGAAAGCCTACAAGGACGATGTCGGTGTCTGGACAATCTCACGTGGCGTAACGAAAGATGTTAAACCAGGTATGACCATCACCCAGGAGCAGTCGGACAAGATGACGGAGAAGGAACTAGACCAGCGTGCCGTCAAGCTGAAAGCACTGATTAAGGTTCCCATTCATCAATACGAGTGGGATGCCAACATGCTGTTGGCTTGGAACATCGGGATTGGAAACTACAAGAAAAGTACCGTTTTGCGGAGGCTCAACCAGAAGCGGTACAAGGAGTCATGCGATGCCTTTCTGCTGTGGGGGTACGCCGGTGGCAAACCAATCCTGCTGAAACGCAGACAGAAGGAACGGCTGCTGTGCCTTGGTAAGATCAAGAAGATTTGATGGTTGTTTCCAATCTGGAAATGACCATTTTCGTGACCTCACGAAATTGATATTGGGATATTTGAGCTGTTGCAGATTATGCAACAACTGAACTCTCTAAATTAGTGAGTTGATTAGCGAGTTGATTATCTAGTTGTAGGCAGTTTTTAGTGAGTTCAGGCGGTTTTTTAGCGAGTTGTTAGTGAGTTTGCCAACCATCTTTGAGCGACAATGCGGTTTGTGAATCACAAAACGGCTTTTTTGAACGTCAAACAAGTAGTTTCAAACTGATATTCCAGCGAATTCGAGGGAATTGAACTGTACGGGATTTCCGTACACATGAACCGTTGCAGATTTTGCAATAGTTTATTGAATTTAAATTAAAAAACGGATGTCAACGACATCAATGTCGTCGAGATAAAAAATGAACCTTTACTGGAAAACTGGAATCTGTATCGCATTGCTGGTTGTCGGTTTCATCGGCGGAGCATTGTACAAACAGCGTGAACTGAATGCTGTCAGGGCGGACTATGCCGAACAGGTGAATCTTGGACTGCAAGCCAACCGGGAACTGGAAAAAAAACTCCAGACAGCCGTCAATGATGTTGCAGTACAGTATCAACAGCAAAAAGCCGTCTCTGACAAGACCATCGAATCATTGAAGAAAGAGCTAGCCAATGCCAAGAAAAACCATCCTCTACCTGATTCTTGCCGTCTCGGCAATGACAGGATGCGTATCATCAAAGCCGCAGTTGATACAGCCAACCATTCCAAGCCTTGATTCCGCTCTGTCAGCACCTTGCCAGCCAGTGTCAGAGCCGATTGATGATTCTGTGGACGCACTGATTGATTCGTATCTGGATTTGATAGGAAAATACAGTGATTGTTCAAAGCGGCATGATGCGACCGTTAAGGCTTGGGAAGGTCTTATTCTGGATAACCCCAAGAATCACTGATTTCGATATCCTCTGGACTGGAGTAATCAATGTTGCTCCAGTCCGTTTCTCCTTCTGGAATGGTGTAATAGCATTTATATACCATCCATGAGTCATGCGGCTGGAAATAGGTGTACAGCTTTCCGAAATGTTCCCCAAAGTTCTCGATGCACTCATCGTTGCCGTACATCAACCCTGATTCTGGTATAACGAAAGCGCAGAGGATATCGCTTTGCGCCTTTGAAGTTCTGCCCTCTTTGCTCTTTTATGCACGCCGTAAACGCTGGCGGCATCACTTCCCATTTTTTCTGCAATTAGCGGAAAGCTCATGCCTGAATCCCGCATTTCGACTATCTGTTTTATCTGCTTGGATGTCCAATGCTTGTATGGACGGAGACGATTCCCCAATCCGTACTGTTTCACGGCATACCAGACGGAGCTGTAATCCCGTCCTAGAAAATCTGCTATCAGCTTCAGGCTCATCTGCGGATTGTCACGGATGAAACGGATTTCCGATGTCATAAACCGTCTCACAGCTTTGCCTCTTTCGCCTTGAAAGTTTCAACCCAAGCCAAGACATCTTTTGCCCGCCATCTTTTCTGCCCGTTGCCGGGATTGCGTGGCAGTGGAAAATCGGCTCTGGCTGTCAGTTTCCGCACTGTACGGGGTTCGTATGACAGGCAGGCGGCGATTTTATCCACATCCCAATACGCCACGCTCACGGGGATTTCAGGGGCTATATGAGCGGAGATTTCCGCTGCTAGCTGTTTGATGATTGTGTTATCCATTCATTCTTCCCATTTTTCTTTGGATGGCAAGCCGTCCTTTTTTGGCGTTCATTGCCCTTATCAGATTCAGGATTTTCTGTGTCTTTCTTATGCCCAATTCCTTTGCTTTGTCTTTTATGACGGCTCCCGGTCTTGAAAATATGGCTTCCAGTTCCTGTCGGGTTCTGTGTGGATATTCAAGACGTAAAACTTGGCATTCTTCGGGCGTCCAGCTTGTTTCCATCATTTCCACGCTCCCAGTCCGTTCTCAAATTCGTAGTGCTGCCTGTTGTTGATTTCCTTCAGTTCCTCTGGCGTGCTGTGCAGGAGTTTCTGTACGTTGTCTGTGGTAAGGAAACCTTCTGTTACGGGAAACTCGAAGCTGCCTATCCAGTTGTTCCGCCAGACTGTGACCAAGATGCCGTAATGGAAGGTCTGCATGATTTTGATGTTGTTCATCTCTCCAGTCTCCTAATGTTTTTCTGCATCAGTTTTACCAACGGACTGTTTGGGTTGATTCTCTTCACTGCTGGACGTTCTCTTTTCTGATGATTCAGATACATCTGATATATCGACTCTGCTAATTCCTGATTCAGTTTTTTGTGTTCTCCATCGTCTCCAATAAGGACGCATTTACCGTCTTTATCAAATAGGTAAAAGGAGAACCAATTTCCGACATATGGATTAGTGCTGTTTCTCATGACGACTTTATATCCGTCAATTACAAATTCTTTATCCACGTTTCAGTCTCCTCAATCCTTTTTTCAAAGCCTTGATGAATTTGCGGAGCTGCTTTGCAGAGTAACGATTGAAATTCTCAAGGAAAGCCAGTTCGCCCAATACGGGATAAATGGCAATACGAATAGATGTTTCGCCTGATGTCGTTTTTGTTTCGTTCATTTGGAAATGATAGCTTCCCAGTCGTCCTATCTTGTTTAACGCTTTATCCTTTTTTATTTTCAGCCTCTAATTCAGCAATATCATTTAACAGGTTATTGGCAAATTTTCTGAATACATCTTTTGATCCTGAAAAGCAAATTTTCTTTTTTCCTTTTTGAATGTATAAGGAATATCTCATAGTTTCATGGGTGTTTGTATGACAAACAATCTCATATCCATCCAGTCCATATTCATGAATAAACCGTCTCCGGTTTAATATTGCCGGTATACGTAAATCAATCATTTTCAGCCTTTCAAATATTGCAAGATATTCATTACTAGAGAGCAGGTCAGCAATGGAATACAGAAATAGGTAAATACCTGAAAACGCATATTCATGTCTTTTATTTCTTGTAAAATCTGATATTGCCAGTTTTCGTTTCTGATGTTCATCACTCACTCCAAAATAAATGTTTGTCCGAATTTTGTCGTAACAAAATACTTATTCCAACCATCTGGGAAGATGTTCCCGATGTAATATCTTTTAACAAGCCAAGTTATCGCTTGGTCAAAATCCTTGAAACTACACATCCAGACTTTGCCTTTTCTGTAATCAGGAAATAACTGATACAAATTCATCACTCACTCCATTTCAGGCGTTGATTACAGTTCTGGCAACGTCCTTCTTTCTTGTCGATTTCGTCAACATCACACATGCAGATAGGACATTGAGTTCCTTGTGGCTTAACTGGAATCTCCATCAGAATGTTAATGACATAATTCAGTTTCGCTTGTAACGAAACAATCAATTCCCTGTTTCTAAAAATTTCTTCAAGCAATCCGTTATTCATCGTTACTCCAATCCAATGCCTGACCGCATTTTTCATGTGGACAAAAGTCAACCATATCTTCTAATTCGCCATAACAGACAGGGCAGTTAAAGTTGCAATGAATAGCTAAAAATCCTTGACTGTTGTCGCTCCATGGATGTCGTATCACCTTCTTCGGCTTCATCCTCTCCACCGCCTTTTCAACTTCTGGCGGGTAGTGGCGGGTGTTCCAGCGTTTAATTCCTTCGCATAAAGCTTCGTCTTCTGAAACGTAAGTTCCATGAGAAACAAGGATGCTTGCTCCGCATGAACAGACGACACCTGCTTCTCTGTCTCCGATATAGTCTTTAACTTTCCCGTCTGGACAAAACGGACACGGTAACAATTCACTCATAATCTCTCCTATTCCACTTCTCGACGGCAAGTTCCGTTGCCTTTTCTTCTGTCTCGGCTTCTGCTGTCACCCATACACAGTGGTCAGCATCAGCATGAGTCACCATGCACCAATACCCGCATAGTGTTCTGCATCCTGATATACGTGGCTTTCCACCGCATACGTGGCATGGTTTCAGGTCAGTCATTTCCTTCTCCTTAAAATCAGCACCCGCGACTTGATTGACGGATACGACCTGTCCATCATCTTTGCGATTTCCCGATATGGCAGTTTCTGTCCTACCAAATCCATCAGACGTTCATTTTCTTCTTCTGTCCATGGTCGCAGATGTTGAAAATTGTTCCGGTAGATGAAGCCTTTGGTTCCGACAAAGGTTCTGCCCAATTCTTCAGCAATCTCTTTCGTTGTCAGGACGCCCACGTTCTCCATCACGAAACGCCGCTCTGTGTTTGTCCAGAATCTGTATTCAGTTCTTTGCATAGCCCAAATCCTCAAGAATCACTTCAGGCGTTTCAAGCACCCTCAAAACGTGACCGTCAGCAGTATGGATTTCTGTATATGGCTTTCCATCGCTTATACGTGACATGCTCACTATAGAACCTTCTTTCACGAATACAGGGCTTCCGTGATAGCCTTTCAGTTTGATAATCCGCATCAATCTCTCCAAGTTGCCCAAACTACATATCCAAAAATCCCCATGAAAAACAGCAGGGCGGCGAATGCTTTCAGTTTTTCCATATAATCTATTCTTTCCAATTTTCGTAAATCTCTTTCAGGTCATTCTTGAATTGATAGAATCTTCCATTGTCAATGCGCCAAAATTTTAAACCAGCGTAATTAAAAGGTTTTTCTCTTCCGCCTATACTTCCAATAAAATCTAACGTCCAAAAATCGTCGGTTATGCACTTGCAAATGACTATTACGTTTGAATGGTCGATTAAAACTGATCTGTAAACAAATTTTTCCTGTTTATAGCTTTCGTAGTCCTCATTAGTTTTTCTAATGAGGATATATGGTCTAGAATCTCTTTAAGATTCTCTTTATTGAAATTAAACCTCATTGAGAAAGTTTTCATATCATGAATGAAAAAGATTCTAAGAATTTCTTTTTCCAGATAATATAAACTTGAAGAATTTGTTTCATCAGCAATTCCAATTATTCCAACTTTTTCCAATTCCCCCTCCATGTTTCCTCTTTCTCCGCATAGGCATCATCTAAAAGAAAATGCCCGATATGATGTCCGTCCTTAGATTTTTTGTGTTTCCCTTGACACTGCTGGATGCAGAACATCACCAGAGCCCTAGGCATCACAGAACAGACTTCCTGAAACCAGCGTATGCAGGTTTCCAAAAGAGCAATCGTTCCGGCATCCAAAGCCCATGAACCCGTCCGGTTGACCCTTTTTTCTATCTGAATGAGGCTTTCCTGACATTCGTTGATGGTCACAGTGATGTAGTCATAACCCCGTTCAAACAGCCATTGAAGCGCATCCGGACAGTCATATGCCCGATGCCTCTTTTTCTTCGTATCAGTAATATTGATGAGCGTTACAAAGATGTTCATCACGTCCACCAGGTTGATGAAGTTCTGTCCTGTTGGACTGGTCTTCATCTCGTCCAGATACCTGTATGCGGCTTCTGCAAGCTCAACCCGTTCTTGATATGAGACGTTGGCTTTCATACCGAAAATCTGAGCAATCCTGTTGGCTGCTTCTGCTTTGTTCAGTCTTCTCATCAATTCATTCTCCGTTGTGGTTGTTCCCCCGGAATTGGGTTAGAGAGGAAGTCCTTTCTCAAAAAAATCAGTTACGGAACAACCACGGGTGAGGCGGCTCATACGGGCGATAAACTCCGCTAATCGCAGAACAACCAAACAAGGAATTTATTACATGACTGATTGAACCGCCTCGCCTGTGGTCCGTGGTCCACCCGACTTCCCTTTCCTTTCAACAACTGCTGAACAACTCCTTTCTTTCAAAAAAAGTTATTCAAATGGATGGACCACGGGCAAGGACACCGACCGCAGTAACACTAACTTCCTCATTTATCGGAAAGCCGATGCCCTTGCCTGTGGTTGCTGGGGTTTAGCGTCTCCCAGCAGGACGTACAGGAGAATCAAATTTCATGAACAACTGTCGCTGTTTTTGCCCACCTGCGACTGGGGCTTCTGGGTGTCAGAGCAATGTCTCTTGCTTAATCTGTTTTTCCCTTTCGGCATTTGCCAGATTCTTGATTGCTTGGTCGTAGTAGGATTTTTTCAGTTCGATTCCGATTCCTTTACGTCCCATCTTGACTGCCTGATAGACTTCAGAGCCGATACCCATGAATGGTGTAAAAACGATATCGCCCGGGTTGCTCCACATAATCAAAGCCCGTTCGATAACTTCGAGCTGAAGGGGGGCAATATGGCGTTCGTCATCCTCATCACGGGCAGAAAGCCTTTGCAGTGTGTTTGACGGATTGATGTCATGCCAAACGCATTCAGCCCACTGTTGCCACTGAGCTACTGGGAATTCCTCGGCTGTATGGGATACAGGCTCTGGATTGTCGCCCGGCTTACGCAGGACAAGCAGATAGTCTGGAATGCCCATTCTTGACAGCGCAGAATCTTTCTTTATCTGCTTCCACAGCAGACCGATTGCCTTAGTCCTCTGCATAGCCGTTACAGGGTCTTTACGGATGGTTATCCGTGGGCAGTGCATCACAAACCCTGCATCTTCAAAGATACGGATAAGGTCGCCAGAAAAATCCCTGATCCCGATGACACCATCACGCTGTTTGCTGAGCGGCAAGTCCATACAATGAACGCACATCTCACGCCCAGGCTTCAGGATGCGGAACAGCTCGCTGGCAAGAAACTTGAAATGCTCCGCAAACTCGCCAGAAGTCCTGCAGTTGCCCATATCCCTGTCACTGTTTGAGTATGTGTACAGGCTCTCGAATGGCGGGGAAAACACGATACAATGTACGCTGTTATCTGGCAGTCCCTTGATGACTTCTACGCAATCTCCGTGGTACGCCTGCCAGTTTTCCCCTGACGCTTGATTCAATACTTTCATCTCCTAATCTCCCTATTAAGCCTCTAAGAGCCACTGTGGCAAGTTCATCGTGACCGTCGGCTTGTATTCATCAGTCTGCTTTGATGTAGCCCTGATGTTCTCCTTTGTCAGTTCTTGGGTAGCGGATATCATGCCGCTTAGCATCTCCGAGAAAATCCGCTCCTTGTTTTCAATGTTTGCAACGACTGCGCCTTCTGTATCCGCTGTGATGACATGGACATCTACTGGATGTTCCTGACCGAACCGCCAGCATCTCCTTACTGACTGATAGTATTGTTCGAAGGAATCAGACAGCCCGACAAACGCCATCTGATGACATCTCTGGAAATTCAAGCCCATGCCGAAAATGAGCGGCTTGCTGATAAGGATGCGGATTTTTCCGCTTGCAAAGTCGAGAGCCGCCTTTTCCTTCTTTTCTGGCGTATCACTGCCCCTGACTTCGACTGCTTCAGGAATCATCCGAGCCAGTGCATCTGCTTCGCTGTTCAGGTTGCACCAGATTATCCACTGCCCATCCTTTACCAATCCAGCGCATTTTTCAGCACGTTGCTCTACTGAATTCCTGCGAGCCGCTTGCCGTTCCTGCAAGGTCAACGCCTCAGCTTGGAAAAGCAGTCCGACATCCTTTTCTGTTTCAACCGTATGCTGGTAGACAGACAGCTTCGGCAACTGATAGCGGCTTCCGTCGTATCCAAGTTCTTCAGGATTCGTCAGCATGACAGCCCAAGATGCAACCCATTCCCAGAAGGATTTACGGGCGTGCTTTTTCAGCCGCCACTTGGACGTATCGCCGCCATCATGGACGAAGAATGTAGCGAGCATCTCATTGGCACTCATCACATTCAGGAATTCAGAATGGTTGCAAAGTTCCATCAGGTCATTTGGTGCTGGAGTTGCGGTACACGCAAGTCGATAGGGAACAGTCCTGCATACTTCAATCAACTGCGTCCTTACTTTGCCTGTCATGGATTTCAGGATTGAGCTTTCATCCAAAACGACGCCATCAAATCTGTCAAAGCAAAATCGGTCAATCCGCTCATAGTTGGTGATGTTGATTCCGTCCTTTACGTCATCCTGTGACTTGCAGATAGTGACATTGATGCCGAATTTCTCGCCCTCTGCTACTGTCTGCTGCGAGACCGCCAGCGGAGCAAGAATCAGCACATTTCCGATATGCCGTGACCATTCCAACTGCATTAATGTCTTGCCTAGACCCGTTCCAGCAAAGATTGCAGAGCGTCCTTTTTTCAAAGCCCAAACCACAATATCCCGCTGGAAGTCGAAAAGATGACCGCTGATTGATTCAGTCGGAACATCCATTCCTTTTGCCTCTGACACAATCTGCTTGGACTTCAGAAAATCATCATAGTTCATCTTATCCTTACCCCTTCTTTGATAACGATGTCCACGCCTTGAGGTATTTCCCCGGTTTCCCGATAGTTTTCAAGAATCTTTTTCTTATCCAGTTTTGGTGCTTGATGTTTCCAAAACTCGACAGGAATCAGCTTTTCTTCAAAAACCTCGACATAAGCCGGATTCTTCTGGATGCTTATCGAGCATTCAGGACACTCGATTTTCTCGATTCCATGCTGCTTCATCGCATTCAAGGTGTATTCTTTCAGCCGTTCCTTGCGGTTCTGGAATGCCTTCTTCCGGTCTTGCAGCTTTTTGATGGTTTCATCCAAAGCCGCAGTCATGCTGTCCAGCCGTT